GTTGACTTGATGTCAAGCTAATCTTGTGTAATATCAGATTGTACGAAATCAGATTTGAAATTAATTTCAAAGCCATCTTTACTAAAAAACTTCCAGTTCATACCATAACCTAATACACAAGTTATACTTTCGTAATTTATTCCACCATCTGGTATTGTTATAAAAAAGGTACCAGTATTATTATCTGAATTGTGACCAAAAGATAAAAAACCTCGAACTTCACTTTGTGGTGAACCATTTGTTTTTATTTCGCCTACTAATATTTGTTTTTCTCCTAGCATTGTAGAAGTATCAAATGCATAACCAGTATCACCACAAAAAACAGGTATCATTTCTCTTACCATTTGAGTGTTATATCTTGGTGTAGGTTCTGATTCACCTATTTCAGGATTGTTTGTAAGTTGACCGACAGGACCAAAAGAATGATGAGCCTGCCCATTTGTAATCATAAACAAAGATAATAATATTACAGATATAAAACCTATTAATATCCAAAAGTATATATTAGTAAAGTAGATACTTAATATAAACATCCATCTTTTAAGAATTTGCTTCATTAAATTCCTTTATTGCTGTTTTTAATAAAGGTAAGTAATCTTGTTTTGATTTTGTAAATGTTTGTATACCGCCATTTTCAGTAACTACAAGAATTACAACTTTATCTATTGGTTGATTAAATCTTTCTTCGTACATTTCACAATAAGCAGAACCTTGAATAAAATAGTTTTCTATCCATTCTTCTTTCTTTTCTTTAGTAGAAGTTTTAAAATCTATTACAGATAGTTCACCTTTGTAATCAGCAATACAATCAACACGACCTGCAACGCCGTAGGAGTCGCTGTATAGACCACCCTCTTGTAATCTGATATTACTTATGTTATCTAACTCAGGTTTGAGTATAGTGAATAGTGCTGTTGGTAAAACATCTTGATTAGATAGTTCGTCATTATTTAAATAGTCTTCGACTAATTGGTGTACAGCAGTACCTCTTTTAGCAGCTGTTCTCATTATCTGATTTGCAACATCATTACCAACTGACTCACGCCATCTGACTAGACCTTCATTGTTTCTACCCGATAGAACAGTTGTAATCGAAGGATACTTTTTACCCTCTGGAGTAACATAGTATCTTTTTCTATTGATTGTTTCAGTATGTATTTCTGGTAATTGAGTTTTGAGCGGGATATGAGTAAACGTTTTCATATCATATTTTTCGTTTAGAAAGGCGTTCATTTTATTCATTATAACTCCAAATAATTTAATAGTATTAATATCACTAACAGTATTGCGATATAATCAATCATACGAATATTATAACAGGTTTATTAGATAATGTCAAGCGCTAATTTTGTAGTTTCGTCAACTCGTCTAGTCCAACCTCTACCGAAAGTATCGAAAGTTTTCAATTCAGTATAATATCTTTGTCTCATTTCTTGATACTTGTTTACGGCTTCGTGTTCGCCATTTTCTCTGATATATTCTTCTACTTTTGCCAAAGTATTAGGACCAATGCCACCATCAACTTTAGTGCCAATCATTGATTGTAAAAACTTAGCTGCACGAGCAGGTCCTGCATTTACACCAAAATCAAAAACACAAAGGTCTAGACCGCCAGGTAAATCGTCACCTTTTATTCTATCCCAATAACCTTTCTTGTATATTGGTGCAACATCTTCGACTACTAAATCTTTCATATCTTTAGTACCACCATGTTCTTGATACACTCTTTTTGTAACACCTAGGTTTGTTTCGCCACCTGGGTCTTTAGGGTGATTTACATAACCACCTTCATGGTGTAAGATTGTTTCTAAACACTTATCATAATTACTCTTCATTATTTTCCCCTTGTTATTGCTATAATCTTTTTAACTTGAGCTTCAATTACTTGACCTCTGTTAGGCCAATGTATATATGCTTCTGGTGATTTTGCCAATTTAACTAGTAGAGGTATGATAAGTTTTTCTAATTGAGCAAACTTTTCTTTTTGTTCCTTACCTAAATTATCTTTTCTTAAATCATATTCATCATCCATTTGCTTTTTAGCAATGTCTAAGTCAACTTGATTCTTGTCGCTTACTGCTGTTTTAGTAGCACTAATTAGAGATATAACTCTATCTAGTTTAGTATCTAATTTACCTACTATATCGCTAGAGACCGCCTTAGCAGTACTATCTGCTGTTTGTTTTACTACTGTTTCTGTTTGTTTAGATTGTTCTTCTGATGGTTTTTCTTTGACTGAAGTAAAACCCCAATCGCCGTCACCTTCAAATCCTTCTAAAAAGTCAAAGTTTGCCATATGTATTTCCTTTAATTGTAATGCGTAGCTACACACACGTCCGATACATTATCGGAGTGACCACTAAACTTCGTATCCATTGCTGGGGTGTTGTAGTTTCTCGATAGTATCATTTATATTTATCGTACCTAATCTTTAGACTTTCGGTTTCTATGTTTTTCTAACACATTTTTAGTCTGAGTTTCTTTTACACTTCTTTTACCATATCGTTCAGCAAGTGGACTACTAGGGTGTGCTTCTGAAATTCTAGCCATATTCTCTTTCCAACCATTATCAGTATGACTATCAACACTACCGACACTCGATACAATATTCATCTGAGTCGGTGTCATTAGTTTTATATTCTTATCATCTTTGAGTTTTTCCATATCTGAGATAGACATAAAGTCCTCGTAGATTTTACCTGTTTTTAAGTTTTTTAGTCTATATGTTGGCATTTGTATGTATTTCTCCTAATTTGCCGTCTCATAGCCGCCCGCTAGGCGGCGTTAAGAGCTGTTCGTATATCATAGTACCCCCTTATTTTGGTGCATTTTCGTTAGCATCTGAACTGCAAACTTTAGTTCATCATTCCAAGGGTTATTTGGTATTTGCATCTCACTTAGAAGCCAAACTAGATAATCTTTTTCCATATCTGTCATTTTTACTTTACTGCCTCACTAAACCATACTGGTGTTGGTCTAGATGTCCACTTTGCAAAATAAGCCTTTGCTTCTATATAGTAGTTTTTATATGATTGAATACTATCACCAGGTACTATGCATTGTGGATAATGAGACATAGCAGGAGGTGGTTCTACCCAACCGTTATCTTTTAAATTAACTGGTGGGTGTTTTAGAACTTCTTCGAGCAGTTGAATAGTGCTGTGCTGTTTTTTGTAACGCCAGGTATATTCACTTCCAAGCTCGATGAACAATGAGTACAACCAGTTATAGTGTTGAGAAGAAGAACGAGCCCAAACAGCACTAGGATGGTGGTAATGTACCGCTTTGTAAACTGTTGCTTCTTCGTTAGGATTTTCGAGTCGATATCTTTGTACTCGTCTGCCTGTTTTTGATTTTGCTTCATATTTAATGCCATCTGTCATTCGTTTTGCTGTGGATAGTAACTGAGCATATTCAACAATCATTTTCACCACGTGCTTATCAACATGAAGTTCGGCACAAGTTTTTGTATCATTATGTAAATAAAATATATTCATAGTAGTATTATATCAGTTTAATTCTTTTTTGTCAACCTCTTGAAGTTTTCTCATTAACTCCATCATCTTTTGTTTCCAAACATTTTTCATATCTTTATTCTTGGCCTTTTCATATGCCTTATGTAAACTGGCAACCCTTCGCCAAAATATTTCTAAAGACCCATTGTATTCCATTTTAATATTTTTTGATTTCTTTTTCATTTTTTCTCCCATCTGTAAAATATATGGTCACCAATTTCTGTAGTCTTTGTTTTAGTTCTAGCCCAAGCTGGTGTTACATAATCTGCATGATAATGAGTTGCACCATCAGTAATGTCTAGTATTGGAGTATCTTTAATTAAAGATAGATATGATAGATTGTATATTTTCTTATATATCTTCATATTATTTTTGTGTATATTATCTGCCTTACCATCACAGTACCATGAAAATTGGCATTTGTGTTTGATAGGGTAGAAAGTTCCATTCTGTTTCCAAGACTCTCTTGTAGGTCCTTGTTTAACTACTTCACAAACAGTATTTGGAAACCTTTTGTCTTTTACTCTATTCATTGTTACTGAAATAACTGCATTCCAACCAGCAGTTCCTTGATTTCTAGATTCAAAGTAAACATTGTCTGCAAGACAAGTTGCTTGAATTGGGTCTACATAATCAGTATTTGATTTTTCAATTGGTAGCGATGGGTCACTTATTGCAAGACCCAACATAATTATTAATTCATCTAAACTAAGCATTATCTCTCATAATTTGTTAATATACTTATATAATACACTATAATGGGATAGATGTCAAGCACTAAAATTCGTACTTGAGACCGACCCCTATAGCGTTATAATTACTGTCACCACGTTTCATTCTATAACGAGTACTTACTGTGAAATCTTGCCAATGTTTATCTAGTTTAATACCGTAAGTTCTATCGCTCTGTTCAAGACTAGTATCGACACTATCACGAAATCTTATACTAGTTCCTAAACTCCAATCTTCGTTGATTTTCTTTTTGATTCCTGGAGTCATTACCCAATAACTATTGTTATCATACGTGGTAAACTTTTGTCCTATTGCCACATATAAACTACTTGACCAATCTTTATTGAATTTATGTTTGAATTTTGGGCCTATCTCAAAACGAGAGGTATCTTTTTTGTCGGTATGATTAGTTGATACTTTTATATCTAAACAATCATGTATGTGTTTACCATACTCTACACCAAGGGTATTGGAATCAGTTTTACTATCTTTATGGTCAAACTTAACCCCATAGAAATACCCTTTTTTATCTGCCAGTGATAGAGTTGGTGTTAATGTTAATAATAATAATGTTATTAGTTTATTCATTTTTCATAAAGTCATCATTCCAACCAAATGCTTCTTTTACTAAATTGCCAGTAAAACCTTTGTATTTGTTGTTGACTTTTTTGTTTACAACTGTTACTAAAAACTCTGCCTCATCAGCAGATAATCCTTCTAACATTTGAATGAAAATTGTTTCTCTTTTATTACTAGATAAAGTATTGTCGCCACCTTTTGTAAACAGATATAATCTTTTTGCTTCTTGTCTTAACTGAGTATGTTCTGTTCCTACTGGTGCGTCATTCTTTGTGTATGGTACATCACCTTTTGGTAATAACCATTCTATCTTTGGGTCAAAAGCACCTTTTAAAACTTGTCTTAATGCTACAGTATCATTGTCTCTTAATACTTTTAGTTTTCTAGGTTTATCTTTTGCGTTGTTTATTTTTGTAGCAATCTCACTCATTAAAGGTGGTACAGCTCTGCCTGCTTCTGCCATTGCAGCCATACCTCTTCTATTTGCTAATGCTGGGTGGGATTGTGTTGGTACTTGATTGTTGTCAAAACCTTCTTGACTTGCTATGCTTCCATCTGGATTTCTTCTAATTATTGCCATGTTTTATATTCTCCTTAACAGTTCTTTCGAGTCTAAAATTCATCTATTGACTCGATTAAAGTTTTAAGTTTTTTGTTTATAAAGTAACCTAGAATTTTATCTCTAGTTGCTACTTTCACATTCAAAAACTCATTATTAATTTTATCCTCAAGTGTATGAGGTATACAACTTAAATCAATTAATGTTCGATTTCGGTTGTAATTCCTTTGCTCTTCTTCA